TGTAACTAACGGTACACCTGTGGACCAACAACTTCCTCCCGGAGGAGAAGTTTCTAACCCGGCCGTGCTTATTCCGGGAGAAGGGTTACCCGCAGATTATAACTATTCAGAAGATCCAAGGTTTCAACTAATACCATTTGGAGAAGGACAATCTGGACAACTTCCTTTAGATTTTTACCAGTCTGAGGCGTTTAGAAACTATCTAACAACTGAAATGCCCATGTACAGTGACACGGGAATGTACACGACTTCGGACGGTAAGTTTGGCTACAGCGGAAGCGGTGGGTTAGGCGCGGCATACGATTCGTGGTTAAGCACATTAGAACCAACCAGTGCGCCGGATCCCGATCCAATCTATGTTGCTCCTACAGATCCTGTTGCTCCTGTTGATCCAATCTATGTTGCTCCTACAGATCCTGTTGCTCCTGTTGATCCAATCTATGTTGCTCCTACAGATCCTGTTGACCCTGTTGATCCAATCTATGTTGCTCCTACAGATCCTGTTGACCCTGTTGATCCAATCTATGTTGCTCCTACAGATCCTGTTGACCCTGTTGACCCTGTTGGTCCAATTTTTGTAGATAATCCTATGCCTGACGCGCCCGAGCCAGAAGATGTGAAATATTTGTCAGGGGTTCAACCGGGATTTGATGTTTCTGAATATGTCGCTAAAGCTACAACACCTATAGCTGGTTATCAATCTTCTCAAGATATTAGGCCGGTACAAATGCTATATCCGGGAGATGAGGATCAACCGGGAATGTATAGAGGTTCTGTTTATACCCCTACTCCTACGTACACTATGCCACGCCTTAACCTTTCAGGAGTTACCACATCAGGTACTAGAGGCGCAGGTTCTACCGCAGCAATAATGGCTCAAAATGTTGCGGCTGCAAACGCCGCAGGAGCAATGGTTACTAGCGGAATTGGTGGAGCTTCTAGCGGAAACGTTGAGAGCGCCGACACTTGGATTGGAACCGTAACGGAGCTTCCTGCGGGATCGTTTGGTGCAGGACAAAACGAAGCATATAGTTGTCCAAGCGGATACGTAATAGCTATGGACAAGGGCAGTCTGTACTGTAGTCGAGTTGGTGATGTGCGGTGGGGTCCAGAACGAGTTGATATAAACCTTGTTAAACGAGCTAGTGGCGGACCGGTAGAAAAGTCAGGTATAAATTCTTTGTTAGACACTGATCTTTTTGAAGCTTCTGGACCGGGGCTCGTTTCTCAACGAAAAAGGTCTTATACTTACCCCAGTGGCACCCAAATGACCGAAACAACCGCTAAAGGTCGTTTTATGTTCGGAGATAAATAATGGCAAATGGTGATAGACCACCTGTTTCTTTAATGGACCGTAATGGTGGTTCATTAAGCCCAGAAGACCTTGAAGATGTTCAAATAGAGTCGTTGCCAAATGGGTTAGAGCAAACCAATATTCCTGAAGGAATTGAAATTGTTGAAGAAGAAGACGGCGGTGTTACGCTGGATTTTGACCCTCAATTAGAACGAAATGGGGGCGATTTTTACGATAACTTGGCCGAGTATTTGTCCGACAGGCAATTGTCTCAAATTTCTAATGATTTATTAGACCAATACCAAGCCAACCGAAGTTCTCGTCAAGATTGGGAAGAAGCTTACAGTAAAGGCTTAGAGCTTTTAGGTTTTACCTACGAAGAAAGGACTCAACCTTTCCGTGGTGCAACGGGCGTCACACACCCTTTGTTAGCGGAAGCTGCTGTTCAGTTTCAAGCTCAAGCTTTTAATGAATTACTTCCTTCAAACGGTCCGGTTAGAACTGAAGTTATGGGTTTGCAAACAACCGATAAAATTGACCAAGCGCAACGTGTCAAAAACTTTATGAACTATTACATCACTAATGTAATGGAAGAGTACACGCCAGAGTTTGATCAAATGTTGTTTTATTTGCCCTTAGCTGGAAGCACCTTTAAGAAAGTGTTTTTTGACGAGGGTTTGGGTAGGCCTGTCAGCAAGTTTGTACCTGCGGAAAATTTAGTGGTTCCGTTTGATGCCACAGGTTTAGAGACTTGTCCAAACATTACGCATATTGTTCGTATGCCGCTAAACGAACTTAGAAAGCAACAGGTATCTGGTTTTTACCGAGATATTCCTGTATTGCCGTCTCAAGAAGAAGCTACGAGCCTTACCGACGAAATTGAGTACATAGAAGGCGTAAAAAGTTCAAACATTGATTACGACTGTACTTTAATTGAATGCCACGTTGATTTAGACCTAGAAGGTTATGAAGAAATTGATGAAAACGGTGAAGAAACGGGAATTAAAGTACCGTATATCGTTACAATTAGCGAAGATAGCGGAAAGGTCTTAGGCGTTCGCAGAAATTACGGGGAAGACGATCCGTTAAAAAAGAAAATACAATTCTTTGTTCATTATAAATTCTTACCGGGATTTGGTTTTTACGGCTTAGGGTTAATACATACGATAGGTGGTTTGTCTCGAACGGCTACAGCGGCGCTCCGTCAATTAATTGATGCGGGTACGCTTTCAAACCTGCCTGCCGGTTTTAAAGCCCGTGGCTTGCGTATTCGAGACGATGACAGTCCTCTTCAACCGGGTGAGTTCAGGGATGTAGATGCTCCGGGAGGCGCTATTCGAGATAGTTTAATGCCTTTGCCTTTCAAAGGACCGGACCAAACTTTGTTTCAATTATTAGGTTTTGTGGTTGAGGCCGGTCAACGTTTTGCAACTATTACCGATTTAAAAGTAGGTGATGGTAACCAAGGCGCGGCGGTAGGAACTACAGTTGCTATGCTTGAGCAGGGGTCTAGGGTCATGAGTGCAGTGCATAAACGTATGCACTATGCCATGAAAATGGAGTTTAAGATCTTATCCCGAGTAATGTCCGAAAGTTTGCCTCCGGTATACCCTTATTCTGTTGCAGGTGCGGATCAAACCGTAAAAGCTGTTGATTTTGATGACCGTGTTGATGTTATCCCGGTCAGTGACCCTAACATTTTTTCACAAAGTCAACGCATAACATTAGCTCAAACGCAGCTAGAAGTAGCTATGCAAGCGCCAGAAATGCACAACATGCCTGAATTGTATCGAAGAGTTTACGATGCCCTTGGCGTAAAAGACGTTGATAAGATTTTGAATGCTCAAGTTTCGCCAGAGCCTTTGCCAAAAGATCCGGCTACTGAAAACATAGATGCGTTAGAAAATGTTATGTTGAAGGCCTTTAAAGGACAAAATCACCAAGCACACATGATGTCCCATTTGATTTTTGTAACGGGAGGAACTGCGGCTCAGATTCCAACGGTTGGTTTAGCTATTCAGAAACATTTGTTAGATCACGTTAGGGTTCAAGCTGAAGAACAAGCAGAACAAATGTTTCAGCAACAGAATCCCGGCGTTGCAATTGGTGATCCGGACACTAACGTTCAATTTTCTTTTATGAAAGCTCAAATGGAAGCTCAAGGAATGCAGGCGTTGCGTCAATTAGGCGAACAATTAAGTGGTGCGGGACAGCAACAACAACCCCCACCCGATCCTTTGATTGCGTTGAAACAGCAAGAGTTACAGTTAAAGCAACAAGAATCTCAAGCCGACATGTCAATGGACCAACAAGAGTTGCAGCTTGACCGAGATCGAATGCAACAACGCGCAAGTGATTTCCAAGAAAGAATCGCAAGCCAAGAACGACTAACCGCAGCACGATTACAAGCTGCACAAGACAGAGAACTTTTACGACAGAGAGGTCAACAATGAGCGGAGTAAGGATTATTAGTGGGCCAATTGCGGAACCACCAAAACCGGTAGCTAAGGCTATTATTAAAGATCAAGGAAGCATTAATTATGCTACGGCAAAAGTTGAAAAAACGCCAAGCATCGGTAAAGGTAAGATCTTTAAAGGCGATAAAAAAGGAATGGGCGCTGCGCTAAGAGGTGACAGTTACAGGAGCTGTTAAAATGCCTTTAAAAAAAGAAGAAAAGCCGCAAAAACAAACCGTTGCAACTCCCTTGCCTAAAGTTAAAAACTATAGGAATGGCGGTATTGTTAGAGGTTTTAGCCCTATTGCTAGACCGCAAAAGTTTTTAGGAATTTTTTAATGAAATTTAACGTAATTAAAGGTCTTATCGGCACATTGGCCCCTACAATTGGTCAGGCTCTCGGTGGGCCTTTGGGTGGCGCTGCGGCACAAACAATCGCAAGCGTCCTTGGATGCAAGCCTGACGAGAAGAGTATCGAACAGGCGGTTCAGAATGCATCACCAGAACAACTTGCAGAGATTAAGAAGGCGGAACTAGGCTTTAAGGCGCGAATGAAGGAGCTGGATGTAGATGTTTTCAAACTTGAAACAGACGATATCCA